CATACGCCAGTGTCTTATTCTGCGATCCATATCTGCCTCATTAAGAGCGATAAAGTCAGGTATTACGCTTGTTAAGTCATCTCTGTTTAGCCAGTTGGCTATAGATGCCTTGAGCTCAGAATAGGTTGTAATGCTCATAATGTGCCTGCCCTTGTCCTAAATACTTGTTGCTCACTGTCGTTTAACCACTTACGCATCGCCTTCGGATCATCTGCAATCCCCTGACGCTTGAGCTCATAGTACACTGTAAGAGGCAATGACGCTACTTTATTAACGTCTTTGTATCTATTCGGCGTTTCTTTATATTCGTTTTTATTTCTCTCGGCGATTGCGGAGACATCTTGCTTTGTCTCAACGACATACTCGCCCTTATCAGTTACGTGCCAGTATTTGGTTATTCCAGTTGCAGGATCTCGGTCAAATAATCGCTTCATTTTGCACTCCAAATAAGTGGGGCGACTAATGCCGCCCCAAATGTATTATGATGTTGCTAGGTCAAAGACGCCGGCGTGGGCAGCCTCATTGAGAACCTCTAATCCGGCTTCGACGATAATCATGCGTTTCTCAGCGTCACCGGTTTTGGCAAGTTCGACCTGTTGGATAGGTCTTAAAGTAGCTACAGCCGCATATTCTGGGTCCAAAAATAGGGCGTCTCTGTCCCTACTAAACCTGTTACAAACCACGTTTAAGGTCCCAAAATCAGACATATAGACGTCTGCCGTACCGATAATTGTTGTCGGGCTATCACTTGGAGCCTGATAACGCTGCGCCGCAATACCTGCAAAACTTGATACAACGGTTTTGTTGTGAGGCCCAACCATCAAAATGCTTGGCTCACCACCGGCTGTAAATGCAGACTGCATTGCAGTTTTTAACATAGCCTCAGTAAATGCAGCTTGCGTACCGTCTGTACGAGCGTCACTACCGTCACCAGTTGGCGATGCGCCACCTGATCCAAACACGTCGTTAGTAGCAATCCAAGCACCAATGCCGCCGGTTTCCCGTGCCGTGCTACTATTTCCTGCCACCTGAGCGTTGTTATCGGTCAAAACTGCCTCTAAATCGCGCTTAATTTCCTTGCCGCGCTTAGCCATTTGATATGCCAACTCATCATTCCGGCCGGCCAAATCTTGCGCTGCAAGGTTGTCAGCTACAATCAATGTACGACGTAAAATGTGCGTATAGTTACCGACGCGAGTGGTGGCTGCCGTAGCACTGAAAGATCCTACGTCATCCCCATCTATGTTTGCGGTCTTACTCACGGCGTTTAAGCTGTCAGTTTGCCATTCAAAATAAGTATTGGATACTGATTTAGATCCAACATTACTTTGAAAAGGCGTGGTTTCGGGAGCGATGCTTGAAATAACATCACTTAGTGATTCACGAATACCTTTGGCATCAAAGGACGTGAAAGTATTGGTTACAATAGCCATTATAAATCTCCTATAGTAAGGCTTTTATTGCTAAAGCCGCGTCTTGTATGCGGCCGGATTGTTTTGCGTTCTGAATCGCTTTTTGTGCATCTGACTTAGGTCTAGGCTGTGACGCTTTTGAGCCGCTTCTTAATGTCTTGGCGCGTGCTTTTTTCGGCTTGGCCTTTGCCGCAGTAACTCGCGTTTCTCCTCGATCATATAGCATGGCTTTCCTTGCTAACTTCACAAGCGTGGCATTTGTCAAACCGCCAATGTCCTGCTCGGTAAATCCTTCGCCAAGTAGAAAGTCCCGTATCTGGGTTGCTTCCTGCGCCGCAACTTTATTATCGCGCCACTCGGGTATGACTTCCGGCAGTATTTCGCGTTGCTGAGAAACGTACTGCTCCTGCATTTGCTGCACCTTTTCTTGTTGCAACTTTTGCAATCGCTGTTGCTCGGCTTGGACGGCCTGCATCTGAGCTTCACGCTCGTCTTGCTGCTTCCGCCACTGACGTTCTGCCTTCGCTGCCATCGTGGGGTCTGTGTCGTACAGTGTATCCCAATCAGGCTCCTGCTCCTTCTGCTCAAGCCGTTGCTGCAAAGCAGGCAACATCTGAGCATATTGTGCACGTTCACGCTCGATTTCGGAGTATTGCGCTTCTAGCGTTTTACGCTGTTCTGCCAATTCCTGCGTCTTACGTGTGTAATCTCTCTGCCTTAGATTAGCTGCTTTCAGCTCTTCAACGGTTATCTCTTCACCATCGACCTCCACTGTGGCCCCTAGTATATCGAAGGATTCGTCTTCTGAACTTTCCCCATCTTCCTCGGTTTCGAGCTCCTCCTCAGATCCTTCGACAACTGAATTATCTTCCTCAGTTGCCTCCATCTCCTCGGAGGCTTCAGCCTCCTCCACTACTTCTTCAGTGGTTTCGGCCTCAAGCGCATCAGTTGCCGCAGCGTTATCCTCTTCGGGCGCAAGCATGGCTCTGATTGCATTTTGAGCACTGTACAGGTCAGTCCCTTGTGGGTTGCTGTTTTCTGCCATCTCATTAACTCCATATTATGGGCTTATTTTGTTTTAATTTCAATAGCCCCGTTATCTACCATTGCACGCAGCGATTGGCGAACCATTTCGACGCCGCGTAATTTCATGTAAATAGCCTCTCGGCTATCACTATCACTGGTCTCAGTTAACTTAAACTCAAACCAACAATCTTGCTCAATCTCTTGTAAAAATCTTTTGAGATCTGTGTCGGAAAGAAGGCGCTCCGCCTCCCTGCCGTCATCTATGATTTGCTGTTTAGTCTTCACGCGCAGCCTCTTTTATTACGTCGGCTTGCGCCTTCATAACTTCCCGATTAATCGCCAGATCGGATCTGATCTGCTCGACGTTAAGCTGCGTACCGTACTTTGCCTTCAGCTCCTCGGCTTTTACAAATAGCTCTGCATCTAGCTCGTCACGCTTGCGGTCATCCTCAAGCTGAAACTTCTCACGCTCCATTTGCAGCTCGGCAGCTTTCTTCTGAATATCCGCTTGTATTTGCTGTATCTGCACTTGGATAAGCTGCTCGTTAATATCTGGCTTTTTATCTTGAGGCGGTGGTTGGAACTGCGCCGGATCTCCCCAGAACTGTGAGGTATCTTTAAACCCTGCTATTTCTGTCATAGATTTCAATGTGTTAGACAGTTTCTGCATATCGGTAAGTGGGTTAATCGGCCCCATTGTGCTCATTGCGTCTTTCTGCATTTCAGCGATCTGACGCAGCATCAACATGCGCTCGGTATCAGAACCGCGTCCGAGAGCTACATTTACCGTAACGTCCATGTCGCTGTTCCACACACGCGGATCTATTGGCACAAAATTATTATTAAGCTTTATCATGCGCTCGCGGTCTTGGTGGGTCGTTACCAGATGAAGCACAAGCTCATACATACGCTTTACGCCCGTCTCGGCAAATATGCGAGCAATCATCTCAACTTGCTGCTGCGCGGCGCTCACAGTGGCCGCTACGGCTGTTGCAGTGCTAGACTGTAAGGCATTAGCATCTAAACCTTTTGACGCCTTAGATATGCCTGTACGCGCCTCTTTGACCTCATCCATATACTTTAGAACTGGGAAAGAAGCTTGACCGACAAACGGCATACTGAGCGGCTGTATCTGTCCGGCAGCTCTCTGGCGTATAATCGAGCCCACCTCCGTAGACATTGCGTCGTCGATGTTTACCATGCCTTCGACAACTGCAACCCGTGGGTGGATCGACATGCTCAAACTGTCGAGCGTATTCCGCATAATAGATGACTTGATTCTCTGTATATCCATCACCGTGTCGGCAACTGACATGCCAAAGAAATCGTGCGGCTCTGGATCTGGGCATAACGTAGAAAACGGCGCCATATCGCATGGTTCGTTCATTAAAATTTTGTTACCGTCTCCTGCGGTGCAAACTTTACGCAGCTCGGCAATGCCGTCGCCGTCGTAGTCAACTTTAATATAGTTTTCGACATATAGAACTTTTTTCATCGCAGGGTCGTGGCGCTCGTTCATCTCATTAGTCAATGCCCTGTTTCGAGTGTAACGCTCTACGTTGGTATCCATGTCATCGTATGACGCGCCTAAATCAGATACCTCGTCGTAGTCATATCCCATTGCCACAAGCTCTGACACGGTTACAATGCGCCGGTGGGCGACGTAATCGGCTTGCTCAACAGATTTGCTTTCGCGTGAAATTAGGAACTCTTCCGGAGGCACAGCCTCTAGCTTAACGCGGCCATCTGGATGCGTGTATGTCGCTCTGACGGCGTGCATCATTGGCACTGGCATATTCTCGCCAGTAAGGGGGTCTTGCATTGGCTCGCCCATAGGCTCAGACGCTACGATCTCTACATCTACCGCAGGATCTGACATGAGAGCCGCGAGGGACGCGTCATCGAGGCCAGAATAGGAAACGGTCTCAAACTTGGTCTGGTCGTCCCAGTAAACCTTTAGTATTCCAACCTTACGCACAAGCGCGTCCATAAAGGCAGAGTGCATTTCTAGGAAGCCGTTGTTGTCTCGGTTTATAATGTAATTAGCGTAATCTGTAGCCTGCTTGGCTGCGGCAACGTCCTCTGGACCTTGCGGAACGTATTCCACGGTTTGGTCGCTGCCGTGAAAGATACGCATGAGCGACGGCATAAGCGCCTGCACGGTATCACGCACGTCCATTGATACGACTTGGCTGCGCCCGTCTTCCTCATTGCCAAACGGCTCGCCTCGGTAGTATTGCGTAGCTGCCGCCCTTATTGGCGAGATGTGGTTGTCGATAAAGTCGATTGCGTCGTCAATCTCTTTACCGACAATTCCTTGTAACTCCTCGTCTGGCATGACGTCAGGGTTCATTTCCTGCTCGAGCTCTTCTGCGAGTTTACTTACTTCGTAGTCCATGTATCACCTCTTACGTCGTATTGCGTTAGCTGCTAATTCTAATAAATTTGTTGCGCCCTTTTTAATAGGAAAATATAATGGCGCGTTTACTGCAATTGCATCTAAAAGGGAAAGGCCTCCCAAAGCAGCATCTTTAGCCATACCCAACTTGTTTCCCTGCTGATAGTTATCAAGTAAAGATTTACCAGATGTTTTAAAGTCTTCGTATGCTACTGCGGAACCGAGTACTGGAGCAAAACCTGCTAACTGGGCTTGAGACATAGCCACCATTGGGTCTTCTCCGGCATCTGTACGCATATTATACATGCCAGTCGTTATAATATTTTCACCTTTTTCAATGTTAAATAATCGCTCTAAGTCTTCATCTGAATACTTGAAATCGCCTTTTTTCTTAAAAATGCCCTCATAAGGATCTGCAAAATCCTCCTTAAGCCTTTCATCTGCTATATCTGGAAAATTCCCAACAATGCGATATGCTGCGCGTATATTTTGTGGATCTGCCATTACATGCCTCTATTTAAATAACTTAATAAATCTTGGTCATTATTCTGATAAGAACCTAATAGACCTCCGGCTCCTGCAACTCCCATCAGAGGTATTTTTCTGTTAAAAACTAATTTAGCAACTTCTTTAGGAGATATACCTAGCTCTTTGGCAGTAACATTAATTCTCTCATCAAAAATATCAGAGACTGTTTTTCTATCAGACACAAGATTAGTTTCATTGCCAAGACCAAACCAACCAAGTGCCTGAGATTCAGCCGGTTCTACGTTTAAATTTTTAGCTACGTCGTCATAAATATCTGCAAATATTGGATACTCTGTTTGAGCCTTTACTTTTCTGCCGTCAACTTCAATAACTTGAGTTCCTATTGTGTCATCTATCATATTTGGCGTTAGTGTTTTTGAATCTTTTTTGTACGCTTCTTTGAACTTTGGCAATATAAATCCATCTGGTACAGACCCTGCTTTTAAATCATTCATAGCAATTAAAGCGCCTCTAATTGCGTGCGTATCAACCGTTACTCCAGAACGATTTCCAATCATATTAGCGCCAAAAGTTGCAGGCTTTGTATTAGTCGCTCTATCTATAGAACCAAATTCCGCAATGTCGTCCAACAGCTTTCCGTGAATACCTCCCTTACCAGTCATCATCGGATATCCTTTTTCAGATATTCCGCCACTTCCTTTACCCACAAGTTCTCTAAAAGGTATTCCTGCGTCTAGTTTAGCCATAACAGACGTAGCATTTCTTATGTTAGGCTCTACAGGCGTTCTCGGAGACGTTGCTGCAAAATATTTAGAAAAATCATCTAAATACTTTGCGGCCTCATCCTTACTTAGACCTGCCTTGAGAGCTGCTCGATAGATTGGCCCGTCGCTACTATAAAAAAAACGAGCATCGCTTTCCGTAATGCCACTTTTTAATATTTTTTCAGTTAATTTATCGGCTATTTCTTGCCTGCCTTTAATAAGTGGCCGCGCCCTGTCTTTTAAAGGTAAAGGAGCCAAAGGATTTGGGTTTCTGGGGTACATGCGACCTAGATCCTCAGAAAACGCAATTCCAGAAGGTGTTTTGTAATCAGTATCTAAAATTCTTTTACGGTCAGGGTCTGGTTGTATTCTTTTTTTAGGCGCAAGTTCCATCCTATCAGACATAATGTCATAAAAAGATTTTAAGCCGTCGCGGCCACCTTTTGCGATTAGTTGAAGAAGATCTAGTTTGCTTGCCATATTACCACTTTACCTTATTCGCCCAGAACGCTGCCGACATTTT